AATCATAATGAGTATAATTAAATTAAATAACAGAGCAGTAAAAGATGCAACAGCAGTAGGTAGCATAACAGGACTAGGTAATTTAAAATTTATATCAAGATCAACTGCTAGTTCATCATCAAGTTTAAGCATTACATCAGGTATAGATAGCACCTATAAAGAGTATATATTTTTTTTTAATAATATACACCCAGCAACAGATAATGTTGTATTTAGTTTTAATGGGTCTGATGATTCCTCAAGTCATTCGTATAATATAACAAAAACAACTACATTTTTTGATGCTTACCATAGCGAAAGTGACTCAGAAACAGGGTTGTCATATAAAAGTTCTTATGATTTAGCACAAAGTACAGATTATCAACCTCTTACATATCAAGTAAGTAATGATAATGATGCTTGTGTTTCTGGCTTTTTACATCTTTTTGAACCATCAAGTTCTGTGTTTGTAAAAAATTTTATTGCAAGAACAAGTGGTAATAATGAAGATAACCACGCACAAGATGATTCTGTAGGTGGATATTTTAATACGACAGCTCCAATAACAGCTTTAGATTTTAAATTTAGTTCAGGAAACATAGATTCAGGTACAGTAGATATGTATGGAGTTTTATAAATAATTATGATAACAAACAACAATAAGGAGTAAATATGGCAGATAGATATAAAATGGTAAATGGTGAGAGAATCAAACTCACAGCAGAAGAAGAAGCAGCAAGAGACGCAGAAGAAGCGGCTTGGGAAGCTGGTGCAAAAGATAGAGCTATGGCTAATCTTAGAACAAAAAGAAATAATTTGTTAAAAGAAACTGACTACTATGCTTTATCTGATGTTACAATGACTGATGCGATGACAACTTACAGACAGGAGTTGAGAGACTTGCCTGGTACTGTGGCTGATGACGCAACAGCTGCTGATGTTGATGCTGTTACCTTTCCAACAAAACCCTAGTCATTAATATCAATATCAATAGAAGTTAATATCTGATAGTAAAATCAGATGAAGTTTATTTTGATTTTAAATATTTGTTCAGCTGTACATCTTAATTGCTTACCAGCAATTTATGATAGTTTTGTCTTTAATTCTTGGAAAGAATGTGCTAACGCAGGTTATCAACGATCTATTGAAGAGATAAATAAAATAGATAGTGGTATAGTAAATAGAAATAAAGTGTTAGTAAATTTTAAATGCGAAGAGGTTAAAGAATCATAGGAGTAATTATGGATAAATTTTTTAAAACTTTAGTAGAAGAAATAAAAATATTTTGGAAAGATTTAAAAGATGGTTGGAAAAAGAAAACAAAAAAAATCTTCTGTCAGTGCAAAAGAGATTAAAGAGTACGCAGAAAAAAACAACAGCGTTAGAATTTCTTATCATGAGAAAGTCTGTGCTGAACGTATGAAAACTTTATTCAAAGCCATAGATGAGATGCGTAAAGATATAAAAGATTTACGTGCTGACATGAACAAAGGTAAAGGTGCAGTTGCTTTCTTTGTTGTTCTTGGTGGACTTGTAGCTACGTTATTAGGCTACTTTAAATGGAATGGCTAAGCGTAGTAAAACAGCTTCAACTGGACTATATAATGAACTCATCGCACAAGCTAAATTTGCATCAGACCCTGATAAAATTGTATTCGTACCAGCCATGGGTATTGGTCCCATAGATATGGTTATATTAGATATTAACACAGGTAAATATCAAGCCTACGATGTAAAGACTGCAAACTATAGAAAATCTGACTATACACCTAAAGATAGGTATGTTAGAAAGGCAGGATCATTGATAAATAGAGGATTGACAGAACTGCAAAAAAAATTAAAAGTCAAAATATATTATAACAAATGAAACTTACAGCTAACATAACTCTTGATGAACTAACCAAGTCGCAAGTTGCAGAACGTAAGGGTATCAACAACAACCCTAATCCTCAACAGATTGAAAATTTAAAAGCACTAGCAGTAAATATATTACAACCAGTTAGATCACACTTTGACAAACCTTTAATTATATCTAGTGGATTTCGTACAGCTCAACTTTGCACAGAAATAGGAAGCAGTATTACCAGTCAGCACGTTGCAGACGAAGGAGCTGCGGCAGCAGACTTTGAAATACCTGGTGTAGATAATAGAGAACTAGCTCTTTGGATTAAATCAGATTTAGAATTTGACCAATTAATTTTAGAATTTTATAAAGATAATGAACCTACGTCAGGCTGGATACATTGTTCGTATTCGACTAACAGTAATAGAAATCAATCATTGAGAGCTATGAGAGAAGAAGGCAAGGTAATTTATAAACCTTGGTTAGAATAATATGTGGTTTAACGTATTAGGTATGGGAATTAAAACAGCTGCTAAACTGTATTCTGATAAACAAAAAACAAAAGAAGCCTTGTCAGAAGCTAGACTACTTCATGCAGAGAAGATGAGGAGGGGTGAGATAGAATATAAAGGTAAAGTATTCGAGCATCAGAAGGGAGACTGGAAAGATGAGTTCGTACTTATCGTACTCTCCACCCCCATCTTCATGTTAGCCTACTCTGTGTTTGCAGACGATCCTGAAATAGAAAAAAAGATGGATATTTTTTTTGAGAAACTTCAATCAATGCCTTGGTGGCTAGTTGGTTTGTGGGTCAGTGTTGTTGCAGCAATCTATGGTATTAAAGCCAGTGAAATAAAAAACTTTAGCAAATGAGTAATCAAATAACAAAAATGTTTTCTCAAGCCTTTGGTATAGAGGTAAGATTGAAAGCACAACAAGGATATGGCAAAAAGAAAAATAAGTTTAGAAAAATTACCACACGAAAGAATACCAAAAAAAACCAGTCTAGGTAGACGACCCAAAATGTCATCTATGAACAAGCATAAGAAACGTACTTGGAAAGCCTACAACTCGCAAGGACATTAATGAAACCCATAATGATAACCCTGTTATACTTGACTTTTGGTGGTGATATAAAGCAAGATACCTTTGAGATATTTACAAGCTGTAGTAGTTGGTTTAATACTAATGTAGTAGTGCATGAAAAAAAGAAAAAGACATTTATGTCAAATCATTATTACCACACTTACAAAGGTAAGAAAGTTATAGGTTATATTTGCGGAGGAGAAGAACCACAATGAAAGTAAATGAAAATTCTGTTATAAGTTTACCTATTCGTAATCTTTTATTTTTATGTGGTGCTGTGGCTGCAGGAATTTTTGCTTACACCGAGATAACAGCAAGACTAACTAGTTTGGAGACTAGCAGAGAATTACATCAAGCTGATCTTTTAAAAAAGTCAGAGCAATTACCTACTGACCAGGAACAATTTATGTTATTAGAACATATAGCAGGACAAGTAGAAAATATACAAAAAGAAATGGAGACGATGAGAAATAATAATGTCAACATAAACTATGCTATGAAAGATATTGAAAAAATTAAAGATAGTCTTGAACAGCTCAAAGATAAAGTAAGAAAGAATGGTAATCATTAATGGAAGCTGTTATTGCATTACTCATGTTTTTAGGTGAACCTGCTGTGTTAAAAGAACATACGCTTATGCCTAACGTATCTAAATGTTTGGAAAAAAAAAGAATTGCAGCTAGAAATAGTGGTGCAAGAGTAAGTTATGTTTGCAGTAAAGTAAAAGCAGAAGTAAAAGATGGTAAGATTATAAGAATTTCAAAGGATGATTAGTTATGGCTATAACGTATAGAGGTGAAAAATTTTCAGGGTACAACAAACCTAAGAATGATAGAACAAAAACAAAGAAGTTTGCGGTTCTTGCAAAGTCAGGTAGTAGAGTTAAACTGATTCGATACGGAGACGCAAACATGGCTATTCGTAAATCAAATCCCAAAGCTCGTAAATCTTTCAGAGCTAGACATCGTTGTGCTACAGCAACAAACAAGCTTACTGCTCGTTATTGGTCTTGCAAAAAATGGTAAAGAAAAAAACTTGGTCACGTAAGAATATAACTATAGTCTGTGGGTATTGTCTTATGTGCAAAAGACAACTCTTGAGTAATGAAGGAGGATGGATTATAAATGCAGAGAAGAAGTATTTTTGTCATCATTATAATCGTGGTGAAAGTTGCTTCGATAAATATATAAATATAGGAGATAAAAATGTACGGAAAGAAAATGAAGAAGCCTATGGCTAAAAAAGCTAAGAAGAAAAAAAACAAGAAGAAGAAATAATGCCAAAGAAAACAGGTAAAAAAAAATATACTGCAAAGCAGATGAAGATAGCTCGTGTAGCTTTTCCAAGAGATAGAATTACAAGAGCAGACTTTGTAGCATTAAAAAAAGGTAGAAAAAAAACATGACAACTAAATCAGTTAAAGCACCAAGAGGTTTTCATTGGATGAAAAAAGGTAGTTCATTTAAATTAATGAAAGGTGCATACAAACCACACAAAGGAGCTGTAAAGATGGCAAAGTTTACAGTACAGAAAAGACATGGCTAAACTTTGTGCTAAAGGTAAAGCTGCTGCTAAACGTAAATTTAAAGTATATCCATCAGCGTATGCCAATATGTACGCTGCTGGTGTATGTAGTGGTAGAATAAAACCTAAAAGAAAAAAGAAAAGATAATGTCAAAAGGTTTGCGATCATGGGTCAGAGCTAACTGGGTAGATATTGCTAACCCAAAGAAAGGTGGTGGCTTTCCTAAATGTGGTCGTAGTAAAGGTGAAAAAAGAAGAAACTATCCTAAATGTGTACCTTTATCTAAAGCAAGAGCCATGTCGCCAAGTCAAAGACGAGCTGCTGTATCAAGAAAAAAATCTGCTGAAAGAAGAAGTCGTAAAGGTAAAAGACCTAACTACGCAAGGACTTAACTAATTCCTTTTTAATTTTTTCATAGTCTTGCCAAACTAATTCTAAAGGTTTCCATATACCAACTTGCTTTACTTTCTGCCTTCTATGATGAATGACAGTTGAGTGATCAAAATTAAAAAACATTCCTAGCTTTGGTGTTGATATATTAAAATGTTCCAGGCAATAATTTATAATAACACTTCTCGGCTTTACAATATAAGCTAACCTTCTTCTACTATAAACTTCTTGAGGACTAATACAAAAATGATTAGCTACAACTCTAACAATATTACTAAATGTTTCATAGCCAACAGGATGTTTATCATCTACTCTTTTTTTTATTTGTTCACGATCATCTTTCATCTTCATTCTATCTGCTAGTTGTTGGCTTTTAAAAACAAGATGAGCTTCTGCCATACGATAGCCATTTTTAAATCCTGTTCTGTATATCTGTAGTTCTCTTGGTGATAGTTCTCTATACATGATAGCTTTCATGCCTAGCTTAATTTGTTTTTTTTTCTTATCTATTATTTCAAAGTGCATAGCTTCCCTTAGTTGTTCTCACAACTCTTTGTTGTTTTTTATTTTATAAGAGCTAAGCTCTCATTAGTTTGTCTGTAAGATCAGCAACTTTCAAATGAAGATTATAACTTTCAACCTTCAACTTGTTAGCTTTCTGCAAATGTCTGACATACAATTCACTTTTCTTTCTTTGCAAGTCCTTCGTCTTTTGCAGGTTCTTCTTGATCTCTACCATTTGGTTCTCGACCATTTTCCTCCTTCACTTTTGTAAAGTCAAATTTAATATTATTAACTTTTACTTCTACAAACTCACCTTTACTCTGTGGGTCAGCAGCCTTCTCAACGTCATCAAACTTTTCTATATAAGTAAAGTTTGCTTCGCCATTTCGGTATCTTATATACTTTTTTTCCGTTTTGTCAATCATAGTCTCTTTCGATTGCCATTTCTATATAATGGATAGCCTTTTGCAAGTCTTGTTTTTTTCCTCGTTTTGAATGCCTACATAAATATTTAATAGCATTGCCTTCGGCAAACGGAATGTTGTTCTTGTTTATAAATTCTGCTGGTTGAATAGGCATGGAATAATGATCACCGCCTATTTGTTTTTTATATACATCATCAGTCATAATTTAGAGCCACGAGACAGAGAAAAACAACTCGAAAGGAAGCCAAGGGGATGGCTAAAACTCCGTCTCGTAGCGATTGAGCTAAGCTCTTTTATCTTCTACCATAAGTTCCAGTTCTTTGAAAAGGTTTTTTATTATACCCACCAAATTGCTGTGGCTTACCCCCACTACCTGATTGTGATGTATTACTATCGCTTGGTGTAAGTACAACATTCAATCCACCTGTAGGTGTTCCATCTTCTTGCGTATCATCAAACGCTGCTTGATTATACCAAGTGTTTCCTATCTTAGCTCCTATTCTCCAAGTCTTACCTGGTGGCGACTTAGGATTAATAGGTGCAACAAAGCTAGGTCTGTTATCACCTGGCTGTTTGTCTTGATTAGGTATAAGTTTTATATATATCTTATCCATTATATTTTCTCCTGTTTAGTTATTAAGTTCATCCTAGATTTGAAAGCATTGTCTAGCAATTTAAAATCTCTTGGATGATTTTTTTGTGTCTCAACAAATGTAGGTCTATACACATGATAACGAAGATGATTTAATCTTGTTTCATGTGGAGCTTTCTTTAACTCCTCTACGATTTGTTTGACGGGTACACCCTTTGTACTTAGGGTGTCTTTAGCTTCCTTGGTGGTTGGTATACCTAAAGATTCTAACTCTTCGAGGGAGGTAATGTCTTTATCCAACACACCAAGAAAACTTAAAGCTCGTGAAATAGAGAAACTTTCTGCCATAGGCAAAGCACCTTGTATGTAGCTGCCGTTTCTCTTTTTAAATTGTTTATAATGTCCTGTAGCTAACACTCGTTCAGGATCATAAGCGATGATCTTGCACTTAGCAATGTAATAATCTTCTTGTTCCATAACTGATACATCAAACCCAAGTTGATCACCAAAGACTTGTCTAAAATATTTTATCTTGCTCCACAAAGAAACAGTTGTCTGACCTGTTGTAAGGTTTTTATATACTCCGTCTCTTCTGCATAACTCATTTACTCTATCTATTTTATCTTTCATTTACAAACCCCTTTCTTCTTAAAAATTTAGCTTTGTCTACCACTCTATATGCTAGTTTATTGATAGGTTCTTGGTATTCACTAGCTCTTGTATTGCTTATGATAGCCGTTGAACAACCTATAGAATTTAATCTTTTGATAGATTCTTTTGAGTCTTGTTTTTTTTTTAATTTATCTTTATCAATCAAAAGTTTTTCAATTAAAACTTCTATATGTTTTAAACAATGAACAGTTCCTTTTTCTTTTAATGTAGAAGAAACTACTTTTAAAAGATTTATTTTATTTTTTACATGATATAATTTTATATCAATTATCTTACTCACATTACCCCCATAGTTGTCTTATTACATCTAGTTGATCTGCACTAGCATCTTTCATAGTCCAATGTGATAGATCAGGTTTCTCTACAAGACCTGCCATCAACACTGGGTCGCCATTACTTACTTCAAGTAATCTCTGTATAGTCATAGCTTTCTGCACCATTTCGCTATAACAATATTCTAAATGATCATCCCACAAAGCTGGGTGTTCATTGTCAAAAATAATATAATCTTTTTCATTTACATAAAACAAGAAAGGTTGTTTCTCTGTAGCTAATCTATAAAAGGCTACTTGGTTTATGTTAATAGGATCAGGTTCAGTAGGTAGTTTTTGTGTATAAATTTTTATATTATCTAAATCTAATCCTCTTGCACTAGGTGGTTTTGATTTTTGTTCTGCAAATAATTTATCTGACTCCCAATCTATACGACCCAATATGTCTATACCTAAACCTTGTGGAGACATTGATACATATCTTTCACACATCAAAGATTTGCTGCCAAATATTTCTTTAACTACTTTTAATACATTCTTAATGGTGTCGTGTAATTTATCAACAACCATATCTTTAATCTTATCATCTCTTTGATCGTAGCTTTCTTTTTTATAAAGATCATACTCGTAATTAAATATAGTATTGTAATCTCTATTTTTTATTTCTTCTCTTTCTGCACCTTTAAATACATACTTACCAATTAATCTTTGTGCTACGTTGCCTGACACTGAACCATAACCTAGTTTAAAGTTTTTCTTGTCAGCTCTTCTACGTTTCTGATCTCTAACAAAGTAATCCACAATCCACATACCAATAGGTTTCATCTTGCTTAACTGCGTAAAGCTAAAGTGATCTTGACCTAGACCGCCATTTGTTTTTTCGTATAGTTTTTTTAAATCCATTGTTTTCTTTCTATATATACCTAGTTTTCCACTATGTCTATACCTAAATAACCCTTGATTGTGCATAACTTTTTTGGTAATAGAACCTATCAACAGAAAGGATTTATGAAACTAAAAGACTACATGAAAAAGAATAAGCTCAGTTGTTCAGAGATGGCTAGGCAATGTGGCATACATAATATCAATCCAGCAACAAATGTATGGCGTTATTCTTGGGGTCAAAGAATACCTCGTAAAGAAGAGATGAAGAAGATTTACTTTGGCACAAAAAAACAGGTACAACCCAATGACTTCTATGACTTTGTTGAATAAAGATAAAAGAGTAAAAGTTTTATGGATTGATATTGTATCTAATCCTGAATGGGTCGATAGCGAAAAGGTTAAAAAGCAAAGCTATTCTAAATGTGAAAGCATTGGTTATCTTTTACACAAAGATAAGGAGAAAGTTATTATTTATCCTTGTCATTCTTTTGATGAAGATGGTGAGATGGAAATAGGAAACTATACAATCTTTCCAAGATGTGTCGTAAAAAAGATTGAGGTAATAAAATGAGGATAATTACTATCTTATTTGTGGCAGTGATGCTTACCCAATGTAGTGCTATGGAGAAGAAAGTAGACAAATGGTATTGGGATCCAGTTAAAGGTATGTTTAGAATAACTTTTGGTCAGATAAAATAATGACTTACGAAGGTATATTTGATGACGTAAAATTACACGATGAGATCAAAAAACTAAAGCAACTCATCAAAGAAAAAAACAGCTACATAAGATTACAAGATAAAGAAATAGATACATTAAAAGGACAAATTGATTTGAGAGATTTAGAGATTGAGATGTTAAAGAAAAAATGAATTATAACCCACTACCAATTTTCTGCACTATTAAACCTAGTTCTATTAATGGTCTAGGTTTGTTTGCTACAAAAGAAATAAAAAAAGATACTGAGCTAGGTATCTCACACATTGAGGTTGATGATATACTTTATCGTACACCTCTAGGTGGTTTTATAAATCATTCTGAACAATCTAATTGTGTAAGAGTAAAGGTCAATAATAAATGGTATTTAAAAACAACGAAAGATATTATGAATGATGAAGAATTAACACTAACTTATAGTTTATATAAACCTAATGGCTAGATGGACTTATGCTTTCAGCAATGGATTGTATAACGATTGGCATAGACAATATGAAGGTATAGCTATGATAGATGTAGATAGTATTGAGTGCTGTCCTGATTGCTATGAACCTCTTGCTATCCTTGAGACTTGCTACGATCGGGGTCAGAAATACAAAGCTACAACGCTAGTAAAGACCCTCTCAGACCGCCTTAGAGTACCTGGTTTTTTAGTTTTCTATAAGAAGGTAGGTCAGGGTAGCTTAGCTTTCAGGATCAAGCGTCTCCATGTCTCTAATAGCGATTATGAGTATATGAATGAGGATGAATGGGTGCGTGAACTATACCAATTACAAGAGGATCATAAGGACTGTTGTAAATATGCAACACCCCACAACATATAGTTATGGATCGAAAATACACACCACATATACGCATACCCTTTTCCATCTTTGCCAATCCTAAATATAAACAAATTCCTGACACATTTAAGCCACATTGTTTATTGCTGCTGATGTGCTTACTGAAGTTTGTTAATAATAAGACAGGCAAGTGCTATCCAAGACGTGAGACGATAGGTGAAATGTCAGGGTTATCTTATAGCACCATATATAGAGCTACAATTCATTTAAAAAACGCCAAGATTATACAGATTAAGAGATTTCCTTCAACACTTTTATACACAATAGACCCTGATTTTATTTATGGTGTTCGGTCTAATAGAACTGTGAGTGGTCTGTCTGACCGATCTGATATGTCTGCTAGACAGGTATTAATAGAACATAACACTAAAGAACTATCTTTTATAACTAAGATAGTGAAGAGAGTAGTAGAAGATGGAGGGGATCAATCTAAAATAATTAGTACACTAGCTACCCTACCTGCCGATACTTTAAGAAAAGCTATTAAAGAGAAAGACAATATATTCTATGCGAAGTTGGCATTAGAAGAAAATTTAAGAATGAATACGAAGCTCGTAGATATACCTATAGGTATTGTTGATAAGGTAAGAAAGAAAACTAATTACTTCTATAAAAAGAAAGTCCACGAAAACAAGGAAAAACATGGTAGGGAAACCAAGACAAAAAGTTTTCTGTCAAGGTATGACAAGAGCAAGTCAAAGGATAGATAAACCTCGTCAATGTAGAATGAAGGGTTATCCTCTTGCTAATGGTACGTATAAGTGTAAATATCATGGCTACCAAAATGTTTTAGGTTTTAAGAATACAAATTATACAGATGACACAAGAATCAAACAACTCTCCAAGCTCTACCAATTCAGAGACAAAACCCATGAAGAAGTCAGCAGCTACTACTACAAAGAAGTCAAGCCAAGAATTACAAATCAAGAACGATCTAAGTATTATAGAAAGCAATCTTATCGAAGGTTTAACTCTAACAGAAATACTAAAGGACAAGAAGCTCAACCCCTCACGTATCAGCTTGATGAAGTTTTACGCTATCTTAAAAAAAAATCCCGACTTAAATAGTAGGGTATCAGAAGCTAGGAAGATTGGTATTCAGACTTTGATTGATAAGTTGCTGCAAGTCTTTAATCATCAAGAAGTAGAAAACCCAAACCAAATCTTATGGATCAGAGAAAAAACTAGGTTCATTCAGTATCTTGCTGGTAAGCTCACAGATTTATATTCAGATAACAAACCTATCAAACAGAATATAGATCAACGTATGACTATAACATGGGAAGATACCCCTGATCTTATTGATGTAAGTACAGCCGAAACTGTACTTACACCACCAAAGGAATAGTTAAACTTTGAAACTATTTAATTTAATTTTCTTTTTATAATCACCTGAAGTCATTTCAGCTTTATCAAGATCAAGATTAATTTGTATATTTAAACCATTTAACCCTGCGTCTCTTGTTGGATATTCAGCATTCATATCTATGGGTATGTCAAAACCACATTTTTTTTTATCACTGTGCATATAAAAAAAAGTGTCATCACTCCATAAGATATGATTTAATATATCAACCTTATCTTCCAATGTAGATTTCTTTAAAAAATCTATTACTCTTTTGTTCATCGTTCCCCTTTGTTTGTTTGTTTTTATAATGAGTATATATAACACCTTGCACACTCAATATATTTAGTATTGTTAGCTTAGCTAACTCCTCTAAATTATCTTTACCACTTGCTATCAAAGTATTTTGATAAGTGTCTTTGTAATTTTTCATCGTCTTTTCTTTTTTTATCTTTGTACCATTGCCAACCCATGACAACAACAAAAGTAATTATAATTAATATTAATTGCTTTTCACTTGACATATTTTAACCTATTAAATTTATGTTTAATAAATTCTTTTAACTCTTTAAAAGTTTGTTCAATATCTGATTTACTAAACGTGCTTTGATCGTAATCAGCTTTTAAAACACGCATTTGAAAATCAGTATAAAACATAACTTCTTTTTTTAATTGTTTTATCTGCTTCTCGCTACTCATCTGACACCTCACTTCCACCACCTAAGCAGTATGTACATTCAACTCTTGAATGAACATCATCATAGGTAGATGATAAATTATAATATCCTTTACCCTCACACCATTCGCAGATTAATTGTTTATTGCTACTCATTTTAATTCTCCCTGTTTATTATCAACATAAAACTGTATTTCATCATATATAACAGTATTACAATAATCAGATAAATCTAAACTATTTAATGTTATTGTTTCACCATTAGGGTCTGTAAGGTTTATTCTTACACTTTCCCATTCCCATTTATTATTTTTCTTCTCGCTACTCATTTATCCCCCTTTATTGTGTTTAGCTCTCGTTGTTCTTTAGCTGCCTTATCAGATTGTTCTTCAACAAGATCCATACTTGATTTGATACCTGATAAATTCTTTTCATTAATAAACTTTATAACCTTATCCGAGAGAATTGTACTATCTCTAAATGGATTAAGAGCTGACCAATTATCTTGAGGATCGTTGTTGGATAAATCAACTCCACCTTGATTAAACGTCTTACATTTTTTATCGTTCATATAGTCAATGAACCATTGAGATAGTTTATTTGTCATTTTCCCCCTCCTTAACTATTTTATATTTTATTTTTGAATAATAATATCTAAATTTACTTGGTTTAGATTTTATATATTCATTTAAAGCTAATTGACATTGTCTTTTAGCTTCATAGTCGTTCTTACCTATTCCAAAAACCCTTGGAATGTTGTTTTCGTCTATTGCATTATATTTAATCATCTTCCCCCCTCGTTGTTTGGTAGTTGTAGCATAAACTTTATGCCGAATAAGATCATAATACTAAGACCAATCCATGTGTGAATATGTATAGCTATGATTAATCCTAAGAACATTATTGCAAAGCATAGTCCGAAGTATATTGCTTGTATCATTTTTTCCCCTTGTTTGTTTTTATATTTATTTTAACCATTTTGGTTTTATTGTCAATTAAATATATTCTCTAAAATCAGGTGCAATTATTCCATAACCACCCCAATCTTTATGAATATTCTTATCTTTACTGAATTGATCACATAATTTAAGAGCATAACCCCTAGGATCTCCATTAAAAAAGACTTCATTGGTGTTTAAAATTTTTTTAACTTTGTCAATTATTTTACTAGTATCACTCTCAATATTTTCAGTAATACCATTACAATAATCTTCTGCTAATCTATGAGCTTTATTCTCTAATCTAAATAGTTGTTTGCATAGTTTAACACTGTCAATATTCAGGTTAAAAATAGCTTTTAGATTGTCGCCATGCTTTTGTATTTTATTATGCATTATTTGTTTTTTGTTCATTGTTTTTTCCTCTCATTGTTTCCCCATTCTATAACATCTCTTTTTTTACAATCATCTTGATCTATAATGTGGATATTTAAAAAATCTGTTCCTTTTAATTTTTCTTTTATCCAACCTTTTTTAATCATAACATCACTAGCAGATTGTAAAAACTGAGATCCATATCCATATTGAAATGGAGCTACTATTCCCTCGTGATTTTCATTGTTGATTATTCTAACAGAATGATAAGTATTTCCGTTTACCTTATCTCTCCATTTTTTAGAGTGTATTGTATATTTTATCATTTTTATCCTTTGTTGTTTTTGTTGTCATTACCATATTGGTAAACTAATAAATATAAACTACAATCATATTAGTGTTCAAAATGGGTCAAGATATTAGTGTGATATAATTACAACACGTGGTATTTATGCAACATGAAGTTTATTTATAATATTGAAGATGAGCAAGGCAACCAGGAACAATTAAAAGCGATGAGCTATAAAAAATTATTGAAACAATTAAACAGCAAATTTAAAGAAGGTGAAGTAATAAGAGTTTCATATCAAAATAAAAAACGACATGACTTGTTGAAGTACGTTAAGATTGAAAGAGTTGAATAGTTGCAATTCTTATCATCAGCGACACGCCACAATCTCTCGCAATATAAGTAGCGGACACAATTAAGACACAATCAGCTTTAAAATAATGTTCCGATAAGTATTGTTATCGGTAATCATAAATTATTAATAGTAATATTGCCGTAGTGTTGCCATATTTTACAAATACTAGACCCCCCCTATACCCACGAACGCGGTCGCTGTTATATACGTATATATCATGGGACTCGAGGACACCCTTACACAAACAGCCACTTATTCACCTTGGCAGACCATCCTTTCATTATAAGAATAATTACTATATGTAGTATGATATGTGGAACTTCATACAAGATGATTTAACTTCAGTAGTATACATTGATCCAAAGAAACACACTTTGGTCATAAAGATATTTGGCTTACCTAACAATGAAGCAGCTGAAATGTTTGCTAGTTATGCTATGAGTTTAATGAATTTTGATTATGGCAGCGTGACGGAAGATATGCCATCAAAGATGATACACTAAAAGATTATGCAGATTAAGATACCCTATACGCCACGAAAGCATCAGGCTTTTCTTCATAGAGAAATATCAAGGTTTAGATGGAATGTATTAGTTTGCCATAGGAGGTTCGGCAAGACTGTGTGCATGATTAATCACTTGATACGTTCTGCCTTAATATCGAAACAAAAAAACCCAAGATTTGCCTACATTGCACCAACATTTAAACAAGCTAAGTCAATCGCTTGGGATTACATGAAACAGTTTACCGCCAAGATTCCAAACACCAAGTTCAACGAAACAGAGCTTCGTGTAGATTTACCGAATGGCTCTCGTATTACTTTGCTAGGCTCAGAGAACTCAGATGGTTTAAGAGGGATATACCTTGATGGTTGTGTGATTGATGAGTATGCAAACGTAAACGAAAGATTATTTCCTGAGATTATAAGACCAGCACTATCCGACAGAAAGGGGTACTGTGTTTTTATTGGGACTCCGCAAGGTATGAATAATAATTTTTATGAATTGTATCAACATGCACAAGGAGCTGAAGATTGGTTTAACTATAAAGCTAAAGCATCACAAACAAAGATTGTAGATAACGAAGAGTTGGTCAAAGCAAAAGAGGTTATGGGTGAGAAGAAGTATATGCAAGAGTTTGAATGTGATTGGATTGCAAACATTGAAGGTGCGATCTACGCAGATGTCTTGGCAAAAATGGAAGATAAAAAACAGGTAGCACGAGTACCCTATGACCCTAGTTTACCTGTCTCTACATCATGGGATTTAGGAGTCTCAGATCATAGCAGTATTATTTTTTATCAACAATTAGGTAAAGCGATTAATATTATCGACTATCATGAAGAGAGAGGTCAAGGCTTACCGCACTATATTCAACTTATAAAAAATAAAGATTACGTTTATAAAGATCATTTTGCTCCGCATGACATAGAAGTTACTGATTTTAGTAATGGTAAAACAAGACGAGAAGTAGCTTATCAGCTAGGTATCAGGTTTAAGGTTGTTCCAAAAATACCTTTAGAAGATGGTATACACGCTACAACTATGGTGCTTCCGAGATGTTGGATTGATACTGACCATTGCAAAAAGCTAATAGATGCGTTAAGACATTATCATCGGAAGTATATAGATAAAAATCGTATGTTCCGATCAAAGCCTGTACACGACTGGTCGTCTCATGCGTGTGATGCGATGAGATATTTAGCTGTAGGTTTACAAGAATTAGACACTAGACAAACAGCACCACAAAGTGTAGCAGAAAATGAATATAGGATAATATAATTATGGGATCACTTTTTTCACCTAAAATGCCAGCGTTGCCACCAGTGCAACCTTTACCACCAGCTCCAAGCACAGAACTATCACAAGAAGAAAAAGATAGACTAGCAAAAGAACAAAGAGATGCGGAACGAAGAAGAAAAGGTCGAAGGTCTACAATTTTAACAAGTCCACTTGGTATTCAAGAAGAAGCTGAAACAGAAAAGAAAACTTTACTAGGAGGATACTAATGGGAGGAGCAGTACCAAAACCTTTAAGACCTAGAAGACCAAGTCCACCTCCTGCACCTGCACCTGCACCAACTCAAGCAGAAGTTTCTCAAGCAACAGCAACTAGCATGGATGGTTACGATAGCAGAAGAACAAAGCGAAGAGGTAGATCGGCAACAATTATGACAGGACCTATGGGTGTTGAAGAACAAACAATAACATTAGGAAGAAGAAGTTTATTAGGACAGTAATGGCAAAAACAGATTTAACAAAAAAATTATTAAAACGATTTGACAGATTAACATCTCAAAGACAAAATTGGGAAACACACTGGCAAGAAGTGGCAGACTTTATGATGCCAAGAAAAGCAGATGTGACTAAAACAAGATCAAGAGGTGACAAAAGAACAGAACGTATTTTTGATTCATCACCTTTACAAGCGGTAGAATTATTATCAGCATCATTACATGGTATGCTAACCAATCCTTCTACACCTTGGTTTTCTTTACGTTTTAAAAATTCAGAAATGGATGATCAAGATGAAGCAAAAGAATGGTTAGAGTCTGCAACCGATGTTATGTATACAGCATTTAATCGTTCTAACTTTCAACAAGAAATATTTGAATTGTATCATGACCTTATCACGTTTGGTACGGCTGCTATGTTTATTGAAGAAGATGATGAAGATTTATTAAAATTTTCTACAAGACATATTAATGAAATCTATATTGCTGAAGATGGTAAAGGTAGAATAGATACAGTTTACAGAAGATTTAAAATTAGTGCGAGAGCAGCCATACAAAGATTTGGTGATAAAGTTTCAACTAAAGTTACAACAGTAGCAAACAAAGACCCTTACGAAGAAGTAGAAATTATACACGCAGTTTATCCAAGATCAGACTTTGATATAACAAAACAAGATAGTTCTAATATGCCATTTGAATCTGTGTATATCGAATACAAAAGCGGTGATGAATTATCAGTATCAGGATTCAGAGAGTTTCCATTTGTTGTTCCAAGATACCTCAAGGCTTCACATGAAATCTACGGAAGATCACCTGCGATGACAGCATTGCCTGATGTGAAGATGTTAAATGAAATGTCTAAAACAACAATCAAAGCTGCACAGAAACAAGTAGACCCACCATTACTTGTGCCTGATGATGGATTTATTTTACCAGTCAGAACTGTACCAGGTGGTTTAAATTTTTACAGAGCAGGCACGAGAGATAGAATTGAACCTTTAAATATTGGTGCAAACACACCATTAGGATTAAACATGGAAGAGCAAAGACGTAGCTCAATAAGAAATGCTTTTTATGTAAATCAACTTATGATGCAACAAGGTCCACAAATGACAGCAACAGAAGTTATACAGAGAAACGAAGAGAAGATGAGATTACTTGGACCAGTATTAGGCAGACTACAATCTGAATTATTAAAACCTTTAATTGATAGAGCTTTCAATATTTTATTTAGAAAGAATCAATTTAGACCAGCACCTGATTTCTTATCAGGTCAAGATATAGAAATTGAATATGTATCACCATTAGCTAAGGCACAGAAATCCACAGAGTTACAATCAATAATGAGAGCTATTGAAATTATGGGAAGTTTAGCTAATGTAGCTCCTGTGTTTGATCATGTGAATATGGATAATCTTGTAAGACATCTTGCAGACATTGTAGGTGTTCCACAAAAGATTTTAAAACCAAGATCACAGATGAATGCAGAAAGACAACAGAAACAAGAACAACAGGAGCAAATGGCACAAATGCAACAACTTCAACAAGTAGCCAAAGCAGGAGGTGATATAGCACCACTAGCAAAAGTATTACCTGAAGAAGCAAAAGTACTTGCTAATGCCGAAGCAGAATAATGGGTGAAGCAAAAAGAAAACAAGAAGATTTTGAAAAACAAATAGCTGCATTAAGAATTAGCTATAAACAAGTTTTTGAAACAGACGATGGTAAAAAAGTATTGTCTGATTTAGAAAAGAGATGTCACTTTTATCATACGACTAACATCAAAGGTGATAGTCATGAAAGTGCATATATGGAAGGACAACGTAGCGTTCTTCTATTTATAAAACAAATGCTACTGAACGATAATGAAAAAGGAAGATAAAAATGTCAGAACAAACGCAGATAACGGAGCAACCAGCTTCGCCTGTAGAAACGACAAAAACGCCTACAGAAACTAAACAAGAAACAACAACTCAAAACATTTCTGCCACAACTGAGCAGCCAAAAGTTGCAACGTCATGGAAAGAAACAATATCAGAAGAATTTAGAAACGATCCAAACATTGCTAAGTTTACTGAGATTGATGCGTTAGCTAAATCATATATTAACGCAACACGAATGATTGGTACGGATAAAGTTGCTGTGCCAAATCAAAACTCAACAGAAGATCATTGGAATGAAGTTTATGATAAACTAGGTAGACCTGAGTCTGCTGAAAAATATAAACTTGAAGCCAAGTCAGAAGTTGTGCCAATCGAAGAAACTGCAGTCAAACAGTTTGCAGAGAATGCTCACAAGCTAGGTTTAAATAATAAACAAGCTCAAGGCATCTTAGAGTTTTATAAAAATTCTATGGAACAAACTGCAAAGCAAACTCAAATAGATGCTGAGACTGCACAAGCACAAGCTCAACAAGTGCTAAGACAAGAGTGGGGTAAATCCTATGATGCAAATATTCAAAAAGCTGCATCACTTGCTAAAGCAAATATGAAAGCTGAAGTTTTAGATTTACCAATGAAAGATGGATCAAGACTTGGAGATAATCCTGATGTCATCAAAGGCTTTGCTAAGATTGCTGATATGCTTTCTGAAGATAAAATTATATCCACAGAGAGTGAAAATGTAAATCAAGGTAGAGATTATGATGCAGAAATATCTCAAATCATAAATGATAAAACAGGTCCTTATTGGAATAATACACATCCTGATCATGCTAAAATTGTTCAGCAAGTATTGACTTTAAGAGAAATGCAAAATGCCAAGTAACGATCATTTAAATCAAGAAGAAGTAAGATTAGAAATACTCCGTATCGTAAAAGAAACAGGTACGGAGTATCAAAAAAAAGACCCCTTGCCAATTTGTGATAAATATTATAAATGGATAAAAGGTGGGACAATTCGAAAGAACCCTACTGACAAGAGGGAATAGACTCTAGTCTAAAAGACTTTAAATCCAAGAGATGCCTGTCTCTCGACAGAGAACCTTTCTGATTATAACTAAACTTAACAATGGGAGACTAATATGTCATCACAAGTAACTACAGCATTTGTTCAGCAGTACTCTGCTAACATTCAAATGTTGTCACAACAAATGGGTTCGTTGTTAAGAGATAAAGTACGAGTTGAAAGCGTTGTAGGAAAAAATGCTTTCTTCGATCAAGTTGGATCAGTGACTGCTGTAAAAAGAACGAGCAGACATTCTGATACTCCTCAGATTGATACTCCTCATGCAAGAAGAAGGGTATCTCTAGTGGATTATGAATTTGCTGATTTGATTGACGAACAAGACAAAGTACGTCTTTTAATCGACCCAACATCATCTTATGCTCAAGCTGCAGCGTTTGCTATGGGTAGAGCTATGGATGATGAAATCATTAGTGCCGCTTTAGGAACAGCGTTCACTGGTGAAACAGGATCAACTAGCACAGCTAATGCGAATCAAATCGTACATGGTTCTGCTGGTTTAACTATTGCAAAATTAAGAACTGCAAAACAGACTCTTGATTTAAATAGTGTTGATCCATCAATCCCAAGATTTATCATTGTTGGTCCTAAACAGATCACTGATTTACTTGGAACAACTGAGGTAACAAGTTCAGATTTCAACACTGTCAAAGCATTGGCAAATGGTGAGATCAATTCGTTTCTTGGTTTTAACTTCATTGTATCAAACAGACTATCTTTAGACGGCACAACAAGATCGTGCATAGCTTATGCTCAAGACGGAATTGCTCTTGGCGTAGGTAAAGACGTTATGGCTAGAATCGATGAAAGATCAGACAAAGGGTATGCTACACAAGTTTACTACTGTGCATCTTTCGGAGCAACTAGAATGGAAGAAGATAAAGTTGTTGAAGTACAATGTACAGAATCGTAATAGAGGAGGATAAAAGTTATGGGAACTAAAAATACAGACCTAGTTGCAAACTTTGAGGCATCCCCTCAAGTTGCTAACAATTCAGCTGAACTACATGGTGTTTTAAGAACAGCACATGGAACAGTTGAATTAGCAGCAGGTGATAGTGATAATGACGATGTTGTTATGTTAGCACCGATCCCTTCAAATGCTGCTGTGCCAAGTTTATTCATTGGTTCAGACACATTAGGTGGATCGTGTACTTTCAATGTCGGCATATACAAAACTGATGGAACAGTTAAAGATGAAGATGTTTTTGCAACTGCGGTAGCTGATGCTGCTGCAATGGCAGACGTTAGATTCGAAGCTGCTGACATCGACACTGCTGGTAAAAAAATGTTTGAATTAGCTGGTGATTCTACAGACCCTGGAGGATATTACTACATAGCTGCTACAATGGCAGCTGCTGGTGGTACTATCGGTACTATGTCTTGGAATATTTCATACGTAGTTAATTAATCATGTTATAGAGATAGGGGAGAAATCCCCTATCTTTTATTTAAATTTTAGAATATAAAATATTATGGCATCAATAGTGGACATTTGTAACGGAGCATTAAATCAGTTAGGAGCATCAACAATCATAACTTTAACTGAAGATTCTAAAAATGCTAGACTATGCAATGCTAGATTTACACAAATAAGAGATTCAGTATTCAGATCACATCCATGGAATTCTTTACAAAAAAGAGTAGAACTAGCAGCAGATAGCGATACTCCAGCATGGGGTTTCACATCACAATTTACTTTACCTGCTGATTGTTTAAGAGTTTTAACCATATTAGATTTTGATTCAGATTATAAAATTGAAGGTAGGAAAATATTAACAGACAATTCTTCAATGAAAATTTTATATGTTTCAAGAGTTACTGACCCTAATGAATATGATGAATTATTAAGAGAAACTTTATCAGCTGCTTTAGCTGCTGACATTGCTTATGCTGTAACCTCTTCAAATCCTGTAGCTAAAAATATGTATGATTTGTTTCAACAGAAATTAAAAGAAGCTAGATTTGTAGATTCAACAGAGGGTCAAAACATGAACCCTGAAAAAGGAATGGCGGATGTTATTGGAGCTGATACGTTTATCAATTCGAGGTTCTAATACATGGCAAGAGTTGCAGTTCAATTAACTAACTTCACTGGCGGTGAATTATCACCAAGACTCGATGGTCGTAATGATTTAAATAAATATTCTTCAGGCTGTAAGACTTTAGAGAACATGATTATTTATCCTCATGGTTCAGCAGCAAGAAGATCAGGTTCACGTTTTGTAGCTGAAGTAAAAAGTAGTGCAGCTAAAACAAGATTAATACCTTTTGAATTTTCTACAACACAAACTTATATGATGGAGTTTGGTAATCAGTATATTCGTTTCTATAAAGATAATGGTCAGATATTAGAAGGCGATAAAACAATAAGTGGAGCAACTCAAGCTAATCCAGTTGTTATTACAGCAACAAGTCATGGCTATAGTAATGGTGATGAAATATCTATTACAAGTGTTGCAGGTATGACAGAACTTAATAATAAAAGATATTTAGTTGCAAACAAAACAACAAATACATTTGAGATTACAGATGTTGATGGCACAAATATCAATGGTACAGGTTTTACTGCTTATGCTTCAGGCGGTGTAGCGAATAGAGTTTTTGAAATATCTACTCCATATTTAACAGCAGAACTATTTGATATTAAATATGCACAGTCTGCTGACGTGATGTATATAACTCATCCTAATCACGAAGTAGAAAAACTTTCAAGAACAGGTCATACCTCTTGGACTTTGACTGATGTTGATTTTACCAAAGGACCAATGCAAGATGCAAATACAACAGACACAACTTTAAATCCTGGTCAATCAGCAGTAGGCACAGGAATATCTTTAGTTGCTTCTGCGGTAACAGGAATAAATAGTGGATCAGGTTTTCTTTCAACAGACGTTGGTAGATTTGTTTTTCTTAATGGCGGTTATGCAAAGATAACTGGAGTTACAGATACAACAAATGCAACAATTACAATTATAACAGCTTTATCAGGTGCAAGTGCTACAGCAGATTGGAGGCTAGGTTCTTTTTCAGATACAACAGGTCATCCATCCTCTGTAACTTTCTTTGAACAAAGATTAGTTTTTGCAGGTACAAGCAATGAACCTCAAACTTTATTTTTTTCAAGATCAGGTGATTATGAAAACATGGATGCAAACATTGGCGGAACGATAGCTGATGATGATGCTATTATTTATACCATTGCATCTAACCAAGTAAATGCCATTAGATTTATGACAGCAACAAGAACTTTAATCGTTGGAACAGCTGGTGGTGAGTTTACTGTATCAGGAGGAGGGACAGATGTTGCTATTACACCTACAAACATATTAATTAAAAAACAATCTAATCATGGTGCAGCAAATGTCGATGCTATCTCAGCAGGTAATGCAACTCTCTTTTTACAAAGAGCAAAAAGAAAGATTAGAGAACTAGCTTATAACTTTGACGTTGATGGTTACCTTGCACCTGATATGACAATCCTTGCAGAACATATTACTGAAGGTGGTATAACACAGATGGCATATCAACAAGAGCCTAATCAGATTGTTTGGATGACAAGAAATGATGGTGAGTTAATTGGCTTAACCTATCAAAGAGAACAAGAAGTTACAGCTTGGCATAGACAAATTTTTGGTGGTAGTTTTGGTTCAGGTAATGCAGTTTGTGAAAGCGTAGCTGTTATACCTACAGACGATACTGAGTATCAAGTTTATGTTATTGTAAAAAGAACCATTAATAGTGTTACAAGAAGATATGTAGAATATTTAAATAATTATGATTTTACAGAAACAGATAATACGACATTTAATTTTTTAGATTCACAACTTGATTATAGTGGTAGTGCCACAACAACGATTACAGGATTAGAACATTTAGAAGGTCAGACTGTATCGATTTTAGCTGATGGCTCAACACATCCTGACAAGACTGTAAGTTCAGGAGCTATAACTTTGGATCGATCATCTACTAAAGTCAAAGTAGGTTTGTCTTATACATCTTTACTACAAACGATGAGATTAGATGCAGGAGCTGCTAATGGTACATCACAAGGTAAAACAAAAAGAATATATGATATTTCATTAAGATTATTTGAAAGCGTTGGTGTAGAAGTTGGACCTGATCTAAGTAATATGGAAAGAATACCTTTTAGATCATCTGCTGATGATATGGACACTGCAATACCTGTATTTACAGGAGATAAGGAGATAGAGTTTAGAGGAAACTATGAAACAGATGGGTTTATCTTTGTTAGACAAACTCAACCTTTACCCTTAACTGTTTTATCGTTATACCCAAATCTAGTTACAAACGATGGATAAATTACTAAATATAGTGCCTTATATCTCAAAGCATGGTAAGATTATTCTTGCTAGTCAAATGAACCACGTTCTTATGGATAAGGATGCTCAGTTTGATGGTGACGCAATGGAACTTGAACAACAAGGATTGGCTTACACTTGCATGATTAACAATGAACCTATCGCATCTGCTGGAATGAAAATCATTTGGGGTGGTGTAGCAGAGGGTTGGGTTTTGGCAACAAGTAAAGTTTGGGATCATCCATTAGTCATAGCAAGAGCTATTAAAAAAAATTTTGCAAGACTAGCTAGACAAAATAAAATAAAAAGAGTTCAAACTGCTGTAAGAGCAGACTTTAAAGTTGGTCTAAAGTTTGCTAAATGGTTAGGATTAGAAAACGAAGGTCTGATGAAACATTATGGTTTTGATGGTTCAGATCATTATAGATATGCGAGGATTTTTTAAATGAGTTGGGTAGCACCAGTAGCAGCAACAGTAACAGCAATAGCAGCAACAGCAGCTGGTAGACAAGCTAGTGCAGCTGGTAAATATAATCAAGATATTCAAAATAGAAATGCTAAAGTATTAGAGCAAGACGCACAAGCAATAGAACAAAAAAAAGAATTTGATATTGCAAGATTTGATAAAGAATTTGTAAAACTACAAGGAGAAACAACCACAAAATTATTATTTTCAGGTGTTGAATTATCAGGAACTGGATTAGAAATTTTAGCTAATAATGCAAAAGAAGCAGAAATTGAAAAAGATTTAATTGAATATAATGCTAATATAAACAAATCAAGAAAATTTGAAGAAGCAAATTTTGCAAGAATAAGAGGTAATATTGCTAGAAACAATGCTAGAGCAGCAGAGCTTGGTTACTACGCACAAGCTGGAACAAGTTTACTAACAGGATTTGGTTAAGATGGTTAAAATTCCTACATTTAAATCAAGACAAAATATAACAGATCAATCAGGATCGGTTCAATCTAATATTCAAATTTCACCTACATCTTCGGTTGCTTCAGCTATACTACCAGCTGCTGAACAAGTTACAAAATTTCATTTAAAAAAAAGAGATTTAGCAGAAAAATTAGAAGCTAATAAAATTAGTCAAAACATTAAAGGTGAAATAGATATTTTAATAAAAAAAAATGAAAAAAATGCAAATGAAGATCAAGTATTAAATTCATTATCAACAAACTTTGATAATTTAAAAAAAACAAATCTTGCATCTATAAAAAATAAAAGAATTAAAGAAAGAGTAAATAATCAATTAGCTTTAGAATATCCTGAGTATGTAAATACAATAAAGTCTAATTCTTTTACAGCTCTTAAATCTCAATCTTTAGAAACAATAAATAATAAATTAAATGATATAACTGCTAAATATTCAACTACTAAAGATGAAAAATTAAAAGCAAAATATAAAAAAGAAGGTGAAATATTACTAGATGGTTTTAAAAATGATTTTGAATTAGATGAATTTACTTTTAATAAAAAAACAAAAGCATTTAATGCTAGTTTAATTACAGGTGATATTTTATCTATTGCAGGTACGGAAAATTCAGTTGAAAAAATTAAAAAACTTGACTCATTAAATGGTGGAGAAAAAACTTTATCTAATGCTGAATTTGCTGCTGGAATAGTAACTGGTTATGAAAATAAAATAACTGAAATTACTATTGTTGGTGATCCTAATGCAGACTTTGATAAAGCTCAATCATTAATAGATGAAGCTAGAAACATAGAGAGAGATAATGGTTTTAAAGTTGATTTTGGAGCTTCTGCAAAAAAATTAGATGATTTAGAAGAAAAGATTATAGCTCAAAAATTAAAACATGAAAATAGTATTGATCGTGTTAATCAAGGTAAAGAATTAAATGAATACATAACAAATCAAAAATCTATTATAAGAAAATCTTTCACAAATGATTTTGGAGCTTTGGGAGATGCAGACAGTCCAGTAAAAGCAGTAGAAGCACAAAAGGAATATGATATTCGATTTGATAAATATTTAAGATTAAATGCTGATGCTTCGATAGAAGAAAAAATTGATTATGCTGGTGATTTAAGAAAAATAATAGTTGATAAATATGAAGATATAGACATTGAAAAATTTAGCACATTTAATTTAGAAAGAAATAAATTTGATTTAGTTTCTGAAAAAAGAGAAATAAAAACAAATATGTTAGCTTTTCAACTTTTCACATCTGATCCAAAAAAATTTAGTGATGATCCTAGATTTAGTATTGAAAATGTTAATGCAATTAAAACTAGAGCAAAACTTAATGGATATGTTGATGATAAAGGAGAAGGTGATGTAAATGCTTTCTTTAATAGATTTATAGAAATATTAGAAAATAGTAGTTCAGAATAATGACCAAATTAAATGAAAAATCATTAAAGGCTTTAGAAAATTTTTCTGTAGAATATCCAAAACACCAACCTATTAATTCAGGATTAATAAAAGAGCCTGACGAACAAGATTTTAATTTTTGGAATACTTTAGGAGATATGGCATTATCTGCACCTCAAGGTGTTGTAAATGCGGTTGAAGAAACAGCAGATTTTTTAGAAGAAAATGTTATTCCTTTAGGTGGATTAGAGTTTGGTGACGGAGATGGTAAAACATCTTTTAGAGATTTTATACCAAGATTTATTCCTCCTTCAAAATGGAAAGCAGAAGGTTATATAGATAAAAGACAATTCCCTGAGTTTCACAAACCTCAAACAACAGCAGGTAATATTACTGAAAGTATGTCAAGATTTATTACTGGTATGATTGGACCAAATAAATTTTTTAAATATGCTGGTTTAAAAGGTAGCATAGTAAAAACAGGTTTGAGAGGTATGAGTGCAGGAGCTGTATCAGATTTAACAGTTTTTGATCCAAATGAAGGTAGATTGTCAGATATGTTAGTTGAATTTGATTCACCTGTTTTAAATAATGCGGTAACTCAATATTTAGCTACAGATGAAAACGATACTGAAATGGAAGGTAGATTAAAAAATGTTTTAGAAGGAATGTTAATTGGTGGACCATTAGAAATATTATTTGGTTTAAAAGCGTTTAAAAAAGCAAAAAAAACTCAAGATTTTAATAAAAAACAAGAGATATATAATGAACATGGTAAAGCAATCAAAGATTTAAAAAAAAATAAAAAAACAAAAAGAGTAAAAAAAATATTAACAGAAGATAATCCTGGTTTGAAAACAGAAAAAATTTTAGAAAAAATAAAGATAGGAGAAAGAACTGCAAAAAAAGATGCAGAAAGTTTTATTAAAAAAATATTAAATGTAAGAGGTTTTAAAAATCATCAAGAAGTAGTTGAAGCCGTAGATCAAATAGAAAATTTATTTGATGATAGTGTAAAAGAATATTTATCATCTGATGTTTTAAAAAATACAGAGGCAGAAGAATTAGCAAATATACTTGCAAGAGACAAAGATGAAATAATAAAGGCTTTACCTAAAGATGCAGAAAAAGCAAAACAAGCAACAGTGAGAATGTTAGCAACAAAAAAAATAATTCAAGAAATTGCCATAGATGCAAAAGAAACTGGTAAAAAATATTTAGATGAATTTGGTGATAATTTTGAAAATTGGACTGAAGAAGCTAGAAAAGATATTGCTTTGAAATCTACTTTGTTAAGAGACACAGTTTATTTTTTAAAAGAACAAATTAGAGGTGCAGCGAGAGTAACTCAAGCTGGAAACATAAGTGTTACAAGAGCTGGAGGTAAAAGGTTAAATGTTGATGAGATGGTAGCAAGTGTAAATAGATTTGCAAAAAATCCTGCTACACTTTCTGCACAATGGCAAAAATCTTCTATAGAAGAAATAGTGGATAGTGTTGCCAAAACTAGAGGTCAAAGAAGTATAGAGGTATTTAACTCTTTGTATATTAACTCTTTACTTTCAGGTGTCTTTACTCATGCAGTTAATATTAAATCAGGTATATATGAAGCTGTTATTAGACCAATAGAATTAATTAGTGGTGGTATTATAAGAGGAGAAAAAAGAAATATTGCTTTAGGTTTTGCACAGTACAAAGGAATGATTATGTCAATGGGTGATGTTGTAATAGCAACTTCAAAAGCATTGAGACAAGGCGATGCTTTGCTAGACCCTCTTTCAAGAACTCAAGACAATTTACAAATTGTAAATGGTAGAGCTGTAAGACCGATTAGTGGAGAAAATTTAGGATTTCAAGGTTTTGCTGGAAAAGCTATAGATTGGTTTGGAACTATTGTAGAACTTCCAACAAGACTTCTTATGTCAGGTGATGAACTTTTAAAACAAGCAAACTTTAGAGGTAGAATGTATGCAAACGCAGTTGAAAATACTTTAGATTTAGGAATACCTTTATACTCTAGAGAAGGTATAAAAAATGTTGAAAGTGTTTTTAAAAGTGGTTTTGATAAAAATGGTAGAGCAAATATAAAAAATAATCCTATTGCTGCTGACGCTTTACAATATGCAAGAGAAAGCACATACACTAATGATTTAAAAGGTGGATCAAAATTAGATTGGGGATATAAAATACAAAAATTCTTAAATGCTTCTCCAGAGTTTAGATTTCTAATGCCATTTATTAGAACACCTACAAACCTTTGGAGACACTTTGGTAATAGAGTTCCAATAGCAGGTTTTTTTACAAAACAAATGCAAGATTTATGGAGATCAGGAGATAGAAGAGCAAGAGCTGAAGTTTTAGGTAGACAGTTTATTGGAACATCAGTTACACTTTATGCTGCTGATCAAGTTTTCGGTGAAGTAGAGGATGCTCAAGGTAATCGTTATCCTGCTGTGACTGGAAATGGTCCAAAAGATTTTTCTATTAAAAGAGTTTGGTTGCAAAATGGTTGGCAACCTTATTCTATAGCTAGAAAAAATGATGATGGTACTATAACTTATGTTCAATATTCAAGACTTGATCCTAGATTTTATATTTATGGTGTACTTGCAGACATAAAAGAAAATATATTTGATAACATAAATGATAATGATAAACAAAATGCTTACGCTTCTGCAATATTATCTGTTATGGCAAATGCTGGAAACAAATCATATTTAAGAGGTATTTCAGACGTTGCATCTTTAGTTGCAAATCCTACTCCTAAAAATTTTTCAAAATATGCAGGAAATGTTGTAGGAAATCTTATTCCATTTGCATCTTTTAGATCACAAGGTTTTCCAGGTGCTTTTGATATACAAACAGAAGTTAATAATGTTAGATCATTTAATGACAAAATATTAGATAAAATTGGACAAGGTAATAAATATTTAGAAAAAAGAATTGATGTTTTATCAGGTGAACCAATAGAAAGAACTCCAAATTCTTTATATTTTAATCCAAATGGTTTTGCTTCTTTATCTACTTTTTTACAAGGACCATCTTTAGTAGGAAGACAAGTTGATGTTAAATCTGATACTGTTTTATATGAAATTATGAACTTAAAAGTAAGACTAACAGAACCTAGAGAAATTAAAGCAAAAATTGTTGATTTGTTATCTTATAAAAAAAATGACACTACAGCCTATCAGTTTTGGGTACAAAATATAGGTAAGGTAGAAGCTCCTTCAGGAAAATTCAGAGGTTTAACACTAAAACAGGCTTTACAAAAGGTTATAAATGATGAAATAAGGATTGGTGGCAAAAAATATTCATCTTTGAGTGATGGAGATCAAGACTTTGAAGGTGGAAAAGAATATGCTATTAAAAAGATATATCAAACATATAAAGATTATGCGGAGAAAAGAATGTATGCAGAATATCCTGAAGTAAGACTAGCAGTAGAAAATGCTTTAAAAACTAAAATAAAAGTATTAAAAGGTAATTAATGACAATATCTTCGGTTACAGTAAAAAATTCATATTCAGGCAATGGCTCAACAACTGCCTTTAATTATACATTTAAAATTTTTGCGGACTCTGACTTACAGGTTATCATAAGATCATCAACAGGCATTGAGACTGTTAAAACAATCACCACGCATTATACAGTGGCTGGTGCAGGAAACTCAAATGGTGGAAGCGTTACTTTCACATCAGGAAATATACCTGCTTCAGGTGAAACAGTTGTGTTGAGAAGAGCAGTTCCGCAAACACAGGCGATTGATTATATCGCCAATGATCCATTCCCTGCGGAATCACACGAAGAGGGTTTGGATCGTGCTATGATGACTCTTCAACAAGTTCAAGAAGAGTTAGATAGATCGATTAAATTATCAAGAACAAACACGATGACCTCAACAGAGTTTACAAACTCTGCAACAGATAGAGCTGGTAAAGTTTTAGGATTTGATAGTGCAGGTGAATTAAATGTTACATCAGAAATTGGTGCTAACAAAGGTAATTGGTCTGCTGGTACAGCTTATGTTGTAAGAGATATTGTTAAAGATACATCGACAAACAATATCTTCATGATTAATACAGCTCATACATCTTCAGGCTCAGAACCATTAACAACAAATGCCAACGCATCAAAATATGATTTATTAGTCGATGCTGCTACAGCAACGACAAAAGCTAGTGAAGCGGCTACATCTGCAACCGCAGCAGCTAGTTCGGCTACAGCCGCAGCAAGTTCAGCTTCTTCAGCATCCACTCAAGCATCCAATGCTTCTACATCTGCATCCACTGCATCGACACAAGCAACTAATGCAGCGAGTTCTGCAACTGCAGCAGCAGCTAGTGCCACAGCAGCGGCAGCGAGTGCTGATGCTTTTGATGATACTTATTTAGGATCAAAATCTTCAGACCCATCAGTAGACAATGATGGTGATGCCTTAACCACAGGTGATTTATATTTTAATACTAGCACGAATAGACTTCGTGTATTTAACGGAAGTTCTTTTGTAGAAATAGATAGTGGTATGACGAGCTTTACTGTTGCAGGGTCAAGCGGTTCAAGTCAAACTATTTCAAACGGAAACACACTAACAATCGCTGCAGGATCAGGTATTACCACGACAGGTAGTGCAACAGATACAGTAACCATAGCTGTAACTGACGATCCAACAGCTCTTGCAATAGCATTAGGATAAGAGTAAAAGGATAGAGGAGATATAAATGGCAAATACTTTTAAAGCAATCAACTTCGCAGCAGAACCAGCTTCAGCTGGAACACCTTACGTGATGTACACAGCAGCAGGAAGTACAACAACTGTAGTTCTTGGTCTTGTATTAGCTAACATTCATACAGCAGCAGTAACAGTTGAAGTAGAACACGTTAGTACAACAGCAAATAGAGGTGGTGCAAACAATGTTGCTAATGGAACATCTTTTTTAGTCAAGGATGTAACCATACCAACAGGAAGTTCATTAGAAATTTTATCAGGTTCTAAAGTTATTTTAGAAGCTGGTGACAAAATTCAAATCGATTGCTCAGTTGCTGATAAAGTTTCAGGCACACTGTCAGTCATGGAAATAACATAGGAGTTTTAAGTGGGTTATATAGGACAACAACCAGCACCGAAAGTTGTTACATCAAGCGACCTAGCTGATGATGTAGTAACAGCAGATAAAATAGGTGATACAGCAATTTCAGGATTTACTGCTTTAGGTGCAACACCAGCAGACACAGATGAGTTATTAGTTTCAGATGCTGGAACTTTAAAGAGAGTAGATTTTTCTCATTTAAAAGGTGGTGGTATGTGGACTTTTATTTCTCAAACTACTGTATCAAGTGCAGTAGCACAAGTTGATTTTACAAGTTTATCATCAGATTTTACTGATTTTTGTGTTGTCATTGATGATCTGCACGTTGCAACAGATAGTGCTGTACTTGATCTTAGATTTTTTGAAGCAGCATCAGGTGGTTCTGATATAGCAGCAAACAATGTTTATCAATGGACACTTGTTGGTAGAGATACTGGCGATAAATCAACAGATAGTTCAGGTTCAGATGATAAAATACGTTTAAGTAGAGCAATTGGTAATGCTTCACAAGAAGCGGCACATTCAGAAGTAACTCTTTTCAATCCACATAACACAGCTGACTGGACTTGGGTTCATTATAAAACAGGATATTCTAATGCGGCTGGTGAAGCTGGTGTGGTAACTGGTGCTGGCTATAGTAATCACGGAGTAGGATCTGATTATAATCAAACTGGTATGAGATTTTTTTTATCATCAGGTAATATATCATCAGGTAAATTTTCGTTATATGGGAGGAAACATAGTTAATGGCATATATAGGCAACCCACCAATATCAGGTAACTTTCAAGTTTGTGATGCAATTAGTGTAGTCAATGGTCAAGCGGCTTACACTATGCAAGTATCATCTGCAAACGTATCACCTGAGTCTGCAAATCATATGCTTGTATCTCTTAATGGTGTATTACAAAAACCAGGAAGTTCTTTTACAATATCAGGTTCAACAATTACTTTTGCATCAAACTTAGCAACAGGTGATGTTATAGATTTTATTTTATTACTTGGTAATGTTAATGACATTGGAACACCATCAGATGCCACAGTAACAAATGCTAAAACAAACTTTACAACAACTTCTTCTGCGGCTGGATTACAAATAAAAGGAGACGGAACAACTGCTGGTGCTTTACAATTAAATTGTGAACAGAACTCACACGGAATAAAATTACAATCTCCAGCACATTCAGCTAATCAATCATACACACTTAAATTTCCAACAGGAAATGTAACAGCAGAAAAATTTTTAAGAGTTGCATCTGTATCAGGTTCAGGAACAACAGGAATAGGACAATTAGACTTTGCAGATGCTGGTGGTGGACAAAAAACTTTATTACATACAATAGATGCAAGTAGTTCTTCATCTGTTGAATTTAATAATACTTACATCACCTCAGCTTATAGAGACTATCATTTTACTTGGTCAAATATGCGAACAGGATCAGATAATACTTTAATGTTTATGAGAGTATCAGATGATAATGGGTCAAGTTTTGAAACAAATAACTATGCAAGAAATAATTTTGGTTTGCGAGTAGATACCACAACTTTTAGCACAAATACAAATACAGGCGGAAGTTCATTTGAACTTACACCAGCTAATATGGGAAATGCCTCAGGTGAAAATACATCAGGATTTGTAACTATTTTTGATATGTTAGGCACAAATAATCATAAACTTATAATAGGTAGAGTTCAGTACCACGAAACTAATACTTACGCACATCAAAATATTCTTGGTGGTTCTTTTATGGGTTCTACATCAGCACTAAATGCAGTTCAATTTACTGTTTCAACAGGCAATATAGCATCAGGTAGATTTAAAATTTTTGGAATAACTTAGGAGTAAAAAATGGCTCTTAATTTTTGCAACAACAATTCCTTATCATCAATAACAGCTTTACCAGCTTCAATATCAGGTGGTGGATTAAATTTAATATCTACACAGACAGCTAGTAGTAGTTCAACATTATCTTTTACAAGCGGGATAGACAGTACTTACAAAGAATATATTTTTAAGTTTATTAATATACATTCATCAGCAGATGCACCTTTAACTTTCAATATGTCAATTGATGGTGGGTCTAATTATAATGTAACAAAAACAACAACTGCATTTTTAGCTTATAACGCAGAAAGCGGTGGCTCACCAGCTTTGGGATATGAAGCTGGTCGTGATATAGCACAAGGCACAGGGTTTCAAGATATTTCTTATGATATTGATAATGTAGATGATGGTTCTACATCAGGATTTTTACATCTTTTTGACCCTAGCAACACAACATTTGTAAAACATTTTATTGCAACTGCTAACACACAATTTCCAACAGCATACTCAGGAAATTATTTTTCCGCTGGTTATGGAAATACAACAAGTGCAGTAAACGCAGTACAATTTAAATTAAGTTCAGGAACTATGGATAGTGGAGTTATAAAATTATATGGCGTTAGTTAAATACAATAACAATTCAATTTCAAGTGTAACTGCTTTAGGTAGCTTACCAGCTGGTGGTTTAAATTTAATTACAACAAACACAATTACATCAGGAGTATCGTCATCATCTTTTACTTCTAATATTGATAGCACATACGATACTTATTTATTTAAGTTTATAAATATTCATGGTGCAACTGATGGTTCTGAATTTACAGTAAATTTTAGAGATGGGTCATCTGCTTTTGATGCAACTAAAACAACGACAGCAGTTTATTATTATCACTCAGAAAATGATAGTGAAGCTGGTGGAAGTTATAAAACAGATGGTGACTTAGCACAAGGAACAGGTTATCAAAGATTAATGGACGGCTCAACATCAGGTGCAGACAACGATCAATCTCTTTGTGGTGATTTATTTTTATTTTCACCATCAAGCGATACGTTTGTGAAGCATTTTATAGCAAAAACTAATTCAGCAATGAGTTGGGACGCAACAGGTAATTATTTTGTAGCTGGATATTGCAATGTTACTGCCGCTATTGATGGTGTAGACTTTAAATTTACAAGCGGTGACATAGAAAGTGGAGTAATTAAAATGTACGGATTGAGTAAATCATAATGAGTATAATTAAATTAAATAACAGAGCAGTAAAAGATGCAACAGCATTTGGTAGCATAACAGGACTTGGTAATTTAGTTTTTATATCAAGGTCAACAGCTAGCTCATCATCAAGTTTAAGCATTACATCAGGTCTTACTAGCACTCATAAAGAATATATATTTGTTTTCAATAATTTACACCCAGCTTCAAATTCTAATTTACAATTCCAAACATCTACAAATGGTGGAAGTAGTTATGGTGTAACTGCTACAACAACATTTTTTTATGCCTCACACCAAGAAAATGATGGAGAAGCTATTGTAACTTATAATACAGGTAGAGACCACGCACAATCAACCGACTTTATTTATCTTACAGGAGATAATATGGAAGCTAGTGCTTCTGATGCTTCGGTGTCAGGTTACTTACATTTATTTGAACCATCATCTACTACATTCGTAAAACATTATATATCTAACACAGACCACGTTGCTGATGGACCATATCAACAAAACAATTATAGTGCTGGATATTTCAATACTACAAGTGCAATTAATGCTATACAATTTAAACTAACAACAGGAAATATAGATTCAGGCACGATAGATATGTATGGAGTTCTATAAATAATTATGATACTAACACAAACACAAGGAGAACAATATGCCAAGATATAAAATGGTAAATGGTGAGAGAGTTCAACTCACAGCAGAAGAAGAAGCAGCAAGAGACGCAGAAGAAGCGGCTTGGGAAGCTGGTGCAAAAGATAGAGCTATGGCTAATCTTAGAACAAAAAGAAATAATTTGTTAAAAGAAACTGACTACTA